TGAAGATATCTATTGTTAGATACAATATGATTGATGAAGTCTTTAAGTTCTGAAGTATTTAAATTTACTTGTGCCATGTTAATTTAATTTAATTTGTGGTCCTTTTAATGATTTGTTTATGCTACCACGGGTAGATATTACCCAAAGCATTTTGCCTTTTACATTTATATCCGTATCACATTCACCATCAGTAAGATAGAGAAGACACGTATACTTTCCAGTATTTGCATTATAATATTCTAATACAGGATCAAAACTAGTTCCACCTCTTCCGTGAACTACTAATTCTTGACCGCTTTTATATTCTCCAATATAACTTATAGCTGTATCACATTGTATGACTGTGATATCACTACCCGTTCTATTAATGTGATCTATCTCATGAAAGAATTCTTTTAACTCTTTATCTGAAACAGATCCGCTTGTATCAATTGCCACGAGAATATGTCGGCGTTGTTTAATCTTCAGACCTGGATTCTCCTCAAATCTTTTATTAAACTTACGTCTAAGCTTTTTGGTATATACCTTTTGAGAACCTCCAGTGAATCTTCTAAGATAACCTTTCCAATCAAACTTTGGTGGTTCCTTTACATTTAATTTCTCTAGAATATTCTTTAGTTCTCCTGGTATATTACCCCTTGACTTTTCTACTTGATCTTTAATCTCAGACAGAATATGCTCTGTTTGCTTTTCAATCAGTTTCTTTTCTGCATCACTGAGGTTTTCAAATTCACCCCATGATTCATGATCAGGTATCATGTCTCCCATTTGTGTATGGGATTGACCAGAACCCTGACCATCTAGCATCTCTTTAATTCTTTTACTAGCAGAACTATCAGGATTATTATCAAGTTCATCCTTAATCAGATCATAGTAGGTACGCCAACCTACTTTTTCTGGAAGATCCATTCCAACAAACGGTTCTGTATAAATAGTGCAGCCACCAAGAGGTAGATTATTTATATCAATATATTGATTAATCTCTAGGTCCATTGCAATATTAGCCAGCCTTGCCTCATACCCAGGATGTTCAGAACAGATATGAAAGAATGCAATATGCAATAGCTCATGCTTTAATAACCCAAGCTTATGGGGATCAGATAGTGACCCCCAAAACTCTGGATTAATTATAAGCTGATAGTTAATATTGTTCTTAGCAACACCTGCTGTGGGTACCTTATCAGACCACACTTTATTTAGACTAATCAAAAACAAACCATAGAATGGTTCTTTAAGCATTAGTTCTTTACTGGTTCTAGCCAGTGAATCTTGATGATTCATTCTTAATAGGTATTAGTTTTAAATTAAAATCACTTAGGAAACTGAATCCCCATTCCATCATGTTTCTTTTTATGGAAACCGAAAACTTATCTAAGAAATATTCCATAGCTTCATCCGAAACATTATGGTAAGTTATCTCATTATAGAGTGCGTTATATGAAACCATGGTACCAAAATCTATATGTCTACAGATTAAAGCTAACTGGTTAACTATAGTCTCCATAAATACAGTTTGTCTACATTCTGTATTTGCTTCTTTATACATGATCAATAGATACGGCAGGTTTTGTACTACATCTATATGCCGTATTGTTTCTGTAGCAATAGTAAGGTTATCTCTATCGCTACTCTGCATCATTTTAAGAATGTTATCACAAATTTCAGGTGTTAACTTTAATTCATTAGTCATTGATATTCAATGTTTTAAGCATCCACGGTTGTGGATTATTCATAAATAATATCCATTCTCTTGCACTTGGTATGTAACCATTGCAGTCTTCTTTTACATGTTGTTCTCCAACATAACGGGTGTAAACTTTCTTACCATCAGAATTGATGAAGGAAGCACCAAAGATTCTTTCACATTCAAATATTCCCTCACTGTGATGACGGAATAGACGATGCATACTATGACCATACCATGCCTTAGTTTCATCAAACCAATCATGAATGTCTGTGTAATCTTCTAGTTTACCACCCCATTTTTTGACAGAACTTTTTGCATGTTCATGGGGATGTGCCATAATCTAAATATCAATTTCTCCAACGATAGTTGTTAACTCTCCAGATTCACTGTTAGGTTCTTCTACAAACTGGACACCTTCAATGTCCCATTCTTTTTCTTTAAAATCCATATGCAATGTACCCCTACCACCCTCATTATTATACCAATCATAACTATAGTGGTTATGAATTATACGTTCTCCAATTCTCTGTATAATATCCATAATACGGTCGTCATCTACATCAATCTCATAGCCTTCCTCGTTATAATATCTCCATTCATCTATGTCACCACTATCTCCACCACCAGAAAAATCTACTTCTACTTTATAAATACCTGCTTCTTTTACAGCCATCATAGCTGATACAATCTGTGCGTCCGTCATTTGTTTTGCTTATAAAATTTACCAAGAATATTTCCGTTAAGCCACCTGTCTGATTCTAAAACTTCAAATTTGAATTGATACTTTGTCTCATTATAAGACAGTTCAGATTTAGAATAACAGGTTTTAAGGATGGATCTCTTGATAATTATACCATCCTTATGTGCTTGCTTTAAGACATCATTACTACTGTAGTAGTTCTGATATGTTGATTTACGTACACGTTTGTACGTCTTCTTACGCTTATCTGTAGGCAGTGCCTTCTTACTAAGCTTGGTTTTTACATCTGCAAAAAAGTTTTTCTTACCTATGTAGGCAACAGCTTTGTTATCTATTGTTGCTTCCATAATGTATATAAAACCGATTGCACCTTCAGGAATCATATCTTCTGTAAACATGACTCCGTTATATATCCAACTCATTTGAGTAAAATATTTTTAAGGATTGGTCTGAGAATTCTATCTACTGTATCAATACCATGAACTTTAATAGAATCAGATAAATCCTTTTCTAGATTTAAATGTATACCTGGTATCTGATACAATGCATTATACTTTGCCATTGCCTCTATACCAACCTTATCATTATCAAGTAAAGTACAAATAGATTTATACTTTATTTTATATAGATCAATTACCTCTTTACGGATTATACTATTCTCACTGTCCGGTGCAATAACCTCCACAGGATATCCCATAGAGTCTATAGACATTGCATCCTTAAGAGAACTGCATATTATCAAATACGGTTTTGTAAACTGCAGCTGATCAGTACCTTGCAGATAGTCTCTGACTTTTATGAATTTATAATCCAAACTCTTGGGTCGGTATATCTTACATATCTGATTATTTGAGTTATAATAACCATACATATAATTACCCTTTACATCAAAGCCGGGCTTATCAATACAAGTAAATGCATAGTATTCAATAGGCTTTACATTAAATTTCTCAAGTGTTTCAGAACCTATGTTATACTGCAGCCAATATGCGGCGTCAAGATTATTCCAAGACCTTGTTACGACAGTAGATAATTCATATTTGTTTTCTTCAACAATGGGACTTATGTAATATCCATTCTTATTCTTCTCTAGGAATACCGCATAGTCTTTCATTATCATCTGAACTGTCTCAGGATATTCTAGCTTATATAAATCTGAAACAAGATTTACATCACTGCCACCATAGCCAGTAGAAAAGTCTTTCCATTTATACTTACCGTCTTTATAATAGATATAAAAACTTGGGTTGGTATCCTTATGATTAAACAAGGATTTCATCTTAATACTTTGACCTGTAAGTTTTTCAGTTAGCTTACAGTAATACTCATATATCCATGTAGATGGAACTTCATCTATTGAAACTACTATAGATTTTGTACTAAGCATGTTGTAAAAAATTAAAGGGGACAGATAATCCTGCCCCCTTTGTTAATCAGCAATTTAACTACTACAACTCAAAGTCATCAGCCAGAGACTTCTTTGTTGTATTCTCACCAAAAGTTTTAACCTCTACGGTTTTGCTTTTCTTAATGTGAACTTCAGTATTGAACTTTACTACCTTACTCTTTACTTCATCAATACTAGCACTTTCATATGCTATACCATCTTTAGACCATTTGGGAAAATAAAGATCATGATTGGTATAACCAGCCTTGTTCTGATATTCTTTGCCTGCAATACATACACGCAAAAACTTATTAGCAAAAGGTTTATCCTGATTAAACTGATCAACTAATGAATCAACTGTATCATGCTTCTCATCTTGAGACTCTAACCATGTAAGTGAACCTGTCTCTTTACATAGATTCTTAACTGCTTTTAGGATCTCCTCATCTCTTACAATGACATTACCCTTTGGAGTTGTAGCATCTGCAAATGGATACTCGGTAAGTTTTACACGACCTACCTGACCTTCATGACGACCCTTATCTGGGTTATCCTTGTCAATATAAAATCCTTCAAAGTCATCACCTAATGCTGGACCTTCAACATCTAGGATGATGTTATAGGCTTCCTTATTATAAGGTGTTGCCTCCAATCGGATGTTATAAATTTTTACAGTTGCATTACCAGGAGATAATGTCTTGGCTACTGAGGACGATGATCCGTTTTCTTTAATGTTTTTTGTACTAATCATGGTTTTAAATTTAGTCGATGAAGATTTGAGACCAGTCAACTGTTACGCTACCGTCCTCATTAATTTTTGAAATTTCAAATTCTTTATTCTTTAAATGAATAGGTCTAGCACCACAAGATACATCATCCTTGGTTTTAAAACTAAGAATGTTAGTATCTCCACGTCGGTACAAATAACCTATAGCATCAGAGTGCTGCATGATAATTCTTTTAAGTTTACCTGTTAGGTCTAAATCCATTGATGTGAATTCAGATCCGTTCTTTTCCAGCAGCACATCCTTTACGTGACCAGCAAGAATAACTCTTGGTGCCCATTTCTTAATATAAGCAATAATTGTAGAGAATGCTTCACGAAGCCAAGGATAACCGGCACCATTAG